CGAGTTCCCACCTGTAATGTGCCGTATGAGGGCTACGGACTTGGCGTTTGGTACTCCGGGCTTACGTTCTGTTTTTGTTATATATTTTTGAGGAATGGAGCCGGAGCCAAAGGCTTCAGGATCGTCGGGGGAACCCAATAATTCTGCTTGTACGATATCTCTGGTGGTTTCGTTGGATACACCACCAGCCCATGCTGTAATCGGTTGGGTAAACTTCCTGCCTTCCCACCAATCAGGGTATAATCCAGTGAGGTGGTAGGACATTTCAGCCGCCCCACAGTAGGATTTACCGATTCTGTTAGCGGCCATCAGGAGGCGCTGAGAGTTATCCTTGCCTGTTTTGTGGAAGTCTAACTGGTATGGATAGGGATCGTAGTAGTTTATTTTGTTAAATCGCTGTCTCTGCTTCTGCTCTTGCAGGAGTTGTAGCAATTCAGTGTTTTGTGAGGGCATCTATTTGCCTTTGTATTTCCTCATCTGACATGGTTTCAATGTTAGTAGTTTCTATCTTCTCCACTGGTTTCATACCGGCTCTATCAAGGATGTCCTTAATAGCCCCCAATCTGACAGATTCACTCTCTGCCTTCTCTGCTAGGTCAGTCACCCAAGTCAATGCCTGTGGTATTTTATCCTGTAAGGCTTTATAGGTGGCATCCTCAATCTCATTCCTGAGTCTGGTCTTTAACTGGTGTCCCTGTACCTTGGCACTCTTTTGAGAGTACCCCGCATAGATGGCACTTTGAGTAGCATTTCCTGTACGGACATACTCTTCTATGAACTTATCTTGTTTGTCTGTCATGCGTATTGCCGCTTCTTAATATTATCAAGGACTTGTGTAATAGAAAAACCTTTCTCTAAAATTTTATTTTTAAGTTCTGGGGTTCCTTTTAGAATAAAGTGTGTAGGTCGTTTACCATAAGATGAAGGTCGGGGTTTAGTTCCGCCCCACAATAAGTCGTGATCGCCAAATTCTGCATCGTGATCTAATTGTCTTAGGTCAAAATCATTCCAAGGTATTAAATCACCCTCCCAACCTTTTTGCTTTAATTCATATTTTAAGGCTTTTAGGTATCTATCGTAATGATTTGCTTTGCCTTGATATTCTTTTCTTGCGTCATCAAAATAAGCAGAGTCATGTTTGTCGTATGTATCTGAAAGAGTTACTGCGCCTTCGCCGGTAACTCGACCATCAGCATCAAAATCGCTTAATGATAGCACAATTGTGTTTGGATTTGTGCTTGCTAGAGAACTAAAGAAATCATGTGGATCGAAAGATAATTTTTCCTCAAAGTCTGGATGCACATACTCGCCTAATATTTTTTGCCACTTTGAAGTATATTTGTCAAAAGCATTTGTAAATTTGCTTCTATCAAATGTTCCATCATCGTTCTTTTTATCTCTGATGTTTAGAACATCATAAAACTCGCTAGTCATATCCTGTACAATCTGGGAATTAACTTCAGAATGGCTTTCAATAAGTTGGCTGTAATTACTTGACTCAATATCCCCTAAAATATTAGTAAGGTATGCGCCTATTGATCTTCTGTCGGCATTATGATCATGATGTTTTTGAAAATGATATTCCCCAATAGGTATCATCAACTGTTCTTTATCAGACTTTGCCCAATCTATAAGGGTTTGTTGAGCAAGTTTCTCATGCAGTCTGTTATATCCACCTCTCGCTTTATCCAAGAATGGTTCGCTTGAATTTCTGGTATCTATCTGTGCTTCATTAACAACCAAAGTTCTTGGAAGAGTGCCATCTGTAAGATACCTGATAAATGCCGCAGGACTTTCCTTTCCTGTCGCAAGACGGTTCTCGGAAATATCTTTCAGTCGTGGATAATGGCCTGCGTTATTGTCTGCTCCAGTATAAATCAACGAAGCAAAAGAATTTGAATTACTTGCGTATTCATCAGGCGTTTGTTTTATTACTGTAAAATCAAGAGGTGTAGATGAAAGAAAATCTTTTACTGAATCTTCGTCATGTACATTTACAAGTTCGCTCCATTTTAAAGGAGAGATATCTACGTTACCTTCTTTATTCACCCGATCTATAATTTCTTGTTCTGACGGATTCTCTGCATAAACAGGATATTGTAACGCCCTGAATTCTAATTCTTTTTTGATAGACTTTTGTTCTGACGGCGAGAATTCTTCTAAAAGTTTGTCACCAGTGGCTAATTCAGCGGCTAAAGAATAATATCCTTCAGGAACATCATATCCGGGTTTTACTTTTGGAGTAAACAGTTCTGATCTAGGTACTACATCTTTGGCGTAGAAAGATGCCGGAACCTCGCCCATTCCAAATTCGGGATAAGAATATCCTTCTTCTGAATAGAAGTCGCCTTCCATCTCCCTGCCAACATCTTCAAAAGCAAAGACAGTAGGCTTATCTGGAGTTTCTGGATCGGGTCGGTTGAACCTTGCCCACCCAGAGGTTTCTGGTTCATACACTCCTCTGCTAGGAGAGCCAACCCACTCCACTACATTACCATACGGATTCTGAACCCTATTTCGGTTTCTGTCAGGTCGGCCTCCATACACAACAGTATTTTGATTTCTTTTCAAACCTTCTGTCCAAGACTCTGGCTCTCCCTTCCTCCAAGCATCGGGAGTTCCTATACTTCCATAGGGAATATCGCCAAAGACATTATGTTCAGCCATTTCTGGAGAAGGTATCTGTCCAAATTCGTGCAAAGGATGGTAATTCGACTCAAAATACTCTCCGCTACCACCTTCTTCTGGGGCGCTAAAGTAGCCTCTTCCCTCATATACAGCGGGTCTGGGAGCCTGCGAGAAAAAAGAACGGTGAAAATAAGTTTCTGCTAACTCTCGGATAGAGTAATCTTCTAAATCACCACCGGGATTCCAGTCATAATAACTTTCTTCGATATCATCAAGAGAAGGTTCCCAAGGATGAGTTGTGTTTGATTTAAGCCTTGTTTCATAAGCATCTATAAGACTTTTAATCATAGGGCTGTTACGGTCGCTTAAATTCGACTCTTTTGCAGGAAGGGTGGTAAACCCTCTTTCATTCTGACTTCCCGCTATTAAACGCCTTCTTAGTATTTTTGCATCTCTTTCACGATCTTCTTTAGCCAGATCAGATTCATCCTGAAAGCCCATAGTGGCTTTATCATCTTCGTAACTATCAAAAGCAAAAGGATGGTCAAGAAGCGGGGGATCATAAAACTTTGTTAAATCTTCATACTGTTTATCAGTAAATAAAGGCTCAACTTCCTTGGCTAGGGTAGTGATAGCCGTAGTAGGAGGGGGGATTTTTGTGCCTTTCTTGAAAAGATTCTTCCTGAGAAGGTCTACAACGTACTTACCGGCCTTATATGGGCCGTAAACAGAGGCAACAGGGTATACAGGTTCTATCCTGCCTGACACAAAATCCTGATATTCTTGAGGGGTCTCAATCCGAATATCTTTTAACTGGTCATACAGATCGGCATCACTGGACATATTCTGTAGTAGACGGTAAAACATGGACATAATATGCTCTCAGACGCTCTGTAAGGCTCTCTATGGGGTTTTAAGGGATTAAGGTAGGCTACCCTACCGGGTAGCGTTTATTAAAACTTATACCCATGCTTTTTTAACAAATTTAAATATTGGTTTTCTCTAGCCCTATCTCTTAGGTCTCTTTCGTAACTTTTAGTAGACAACGCTTCGATTGGCCACCAGTCTGAACCTACCCCTTTACTTTTTTTAGGGGTATTACCAAGATTCTCCATTGCTTCAATCATAGGATGATGAGGGGAAATATGAGATTTATAACCCATATTTTTTAAGACATTATGCCTGTATTCATGCGCTACTAACTGCTCTTTACTTAACTTACCTTTATTATACCAATGTTTTAATCTGGGTTCACTGGCTATCCTGACCTCGTATGGGGTCGACCAACCTAGCACATTAAAGGGTAATCTGCTTGGGTTTTTAGGTTTTAACTCTGGTTTGAAGCCGGATTTTACCCACTCTTTAAGATTATCGTTGTACCTATAATATAACTCGCCTAATTTCTTTCTTGCATAAGGAGGTGCGGTGGAGTCTTGTCGAAGAGGTATTTGTCTTGCGGCCTCTAATATTGCCTGATCTACGCGAGACTTTCTAAATCTATCATCCCTTGACTGTAATTGTTGGAGTAGTTCTACGAAAGTCATATTAGTAAATTCTTATAAAAGGTATTTTTACCCTCCGGTGAGTGGGGAGGATAT